CAAGGCTCCCATTGCTAGCCCTAGTTTTACTGCAAAAGCTACAATAAGCATTGCATCAGCGAATGGAGATATTCTTGATTTTAGATCAAATGGCTCTGACGTAGGTACGATTGGTACGTTAGGTGGCGCAACTTATTTCGGCAGTGAAGATAGCGGAATAATGTTTAATGGTGTCAATCAAAACCCAACCAGCGGTGGCTCAACAAGAGTTGATAATACCAACGATCTAGGTGCTGCAAGTTATCGTTATAAGAACATTTATCTAGGTGGCGGTGCTTTTATAGGCGGCACAGCAACAGCTAATAAGCTGGACGATTATGAAGAAGGCACTTGGAGTATGGTTATTAAAGGCTCTACTGGCTCAACAGGGTCATGGGCGCAAGCAGGGGTACAAGCAAGTTATACAAAAATAGGACGAGTTGTTCATTTTACAGGGACAGGTTATGTATCTAATAAAGGAAGTTATAGTGGAGGGCTGCAAGTGCAAGGTTTGCCATTTGCTAGTGGCAACACAAATGGAAACACTGCTGTAAGTGCCAGTTCTATTCCAGTCGCTGCGTTTGGAAATGCAGTATATATACCTCAAGTTCAAGCAAACTCTAGTGCTTGTCAAATCCGTAAAGGCACTTATTTAGATGCTACGGCCCAGTGGAGTGAGTTGGTAGTAAATATAAGGTTAAACATTTCAGGATTTTACACTACAGCTTAAACAATTATCTAGCATGGAATTGCTAAGTGCGTAAATTATTTAATTATGACGTATTAAATAACCGTGTAAATAAAAACTCTATTTATTATCAGAACATCTAACTCGCAGTCCTTATAAATAGAACAAGAAGGAGAGTGTGTTAGATGGCAACAATTTCAAATATTTTTATTAACCAAGGTGCTGACTTCAGCACTACTGTCACTATTTCAGATAGTGCAGGCGCGGCACTTGATCTTACAGCATATACTGCTCTTGCTCAAGTCCGTAAGACGTATGATTCGTCCACTTCTATTGCCTTTGCGGTTGCGTTTAATGCAAATCGTTTAACGGGCAAAATAACAATGTCGCTTACTGACACTCAGACTCAATCACTTGAATCGGGGCGGTATGTCTATGATCTTCTCATAACATCCGTATCTGGACTCAAGACAAGAGTTGTAGAAGGTATGGCGACAGTAAACCCAAGCGTATCTAGGAGTTAATGTAGATGTCTATAAGTGCAGTCAATACCATAAGTGCAACTATGACAACCACCTCTAATATTATGGGTTCAGTTTCACAAGGAAATGAACCTTTAGTTACTCGCGTGACAGTGCCAGGCCCGCAAGGCCCATCAGGTGCTGCTGCTGGTACATTTGCAGAATTATCTGATGTAGATGTTTCTGCTCTTGGTGATGGCGCATTGATACAATATAATGGTAACACTCAGAAGTTTGAAGTGACTCAAACAATAGAAACCAGCACTGGTTCAATCCGCCTTAATGGTGGAGTATTTTAAAACAGGGTAGTTAAAACATGGCAACAATTATTCAGAGTAAGCGTACTAATACGGCTAACATTCCGTCTACCTTAGAACAAGGTGAGTTCGCATATATTTATGACACATCAAACACAGATACGGATGCTGGTGGTAATGGTGGAAGATTATACATTGGACATCACACTACCAATTCAAACACTCCATTCAAAGTTGGTGGTGCATACTACACTGCATTAATGGATCACACACACGGAACAGTTACAGCAAGTACTGCTCTCCTTGTCGATTCAAACAAAAAACTTAACGAATTATTGGTTGATAACCTTACCCTAAATGGTAATGCAATCACCTCAACAAACACAAATGGTAACATTACAATTACCCCAGCTGGTACGGGTGACGTTGTTATTGATGGATTAAAACATCCACAAGCAGACGGAACTGCTGGACACTTTTTAAAGACTGATGGTAGTGGACAACTTGCATTCTCTGCTGTTGCAACCTCTACTCTTACTGGTACAATTGCAAACTCACAACTTGCTGGTTCTATTCCAAACTCCAAACTTGCTAACGATGGTATTACAATAGGTAGTACCGATACATCACTTGGTGATACAATCACTGCATTGGCAGGAATGACTCAAATTGCTGTTGATAATATTACTCTAAATTCAAACACCATTTCAACAACAAACTCTAACGGAGACTTGACACTTTCCCCTCAAGGAACTGGTTCGGTTACTGTTCCTTCTGACTACACAGGGCGTGCTGGGTTTGGTTCCCAATCTCTTGCACCTAAATCCTATGTTGATAGTGTTGCAAACGGACTTGACGTTAAGGGTTCTGTAAGGGTTGCTACAACTGCAAACCTTGCTTCTGCATACAATAACAGTGCTGGTACATTGACTAACTCAGGCTCACAAGCTAATATTGCAATTGATGGTGTAACCCTTCAAGCATCAAACAGAGTCCTAGTTAAAAATCAGTCAACTGCTGCACAGAATGGTTTCTATCAAGTAACCAATACTGGTTCTGGTTCAGCTAACTGGGTACTAACAAGAACTCCAGATGCAGATGCTGCTTCAGAACTTACTTCGGGTGCATTTACCTTTGCCGAGGAAGGTACTGTAAACGGAGACAATGGTTATGTTCTAAGTACAAATGGTGCAATCACACTAGGTACAACAGGGGTTGTGTTTGAACAATTCTCTGGTGCTGGACAAATCACTGCTGGTAACGGATTAACCAAAAGTGGTAATACAATAAATGTTGTCGGAACAAGTGGAACGATTACAGTAAGTGCAGACGCTCTTACAATCGCCTCTGACTATGTTGGACAAACTTCGATTACAACTTTAGGAACAATTGCAACAGGTGTTTGGGCTGGTACGGATGTTGCCGTGGCACATGGTGGTACTGGATTAAGTGCTGCTGCTAAAGGTTCTGTATTGGTTGCAAATAGTGCTAATACACTTTCTGCATTAGATGGTGGAGGTTCTAATGATGGAGTTCTTTTCTATACATCATCATCTGATACTATCTCTTGGGCAACAGCAATTGATGGTGGAAGTTACTCATAAATAGTAGTTATTAAGGATATAAGATAAGTTATGGCTACTGCAATTAAACCAAAAAGATCAGAGAGTGCTGGTTCTGCTCCCTCTGCAAGTGATTTACAGGCAGGGGAGATTGCAATCAACTCTGCTGACTTGAAGATATACACTAAACAAGCAGATGGAACTGTCGTTGAAGTTGCCAATAGGGGCGCAGAAGAAGGTTTCGCAATAGCATTAGCAGTCGCATTAGGATAAAATAATATGGCATCTCCAAATACAAGAACAACATTTAAAGAATACTGTCTAAGATCATTAGGTAAACCTGTGATTGAAATAAATGTTGATCCAGATCAAGTAGAAGACAGAATTGACCAAGCACTACAGTACTTCGCACAATATCATTATGATGGTATTGAAAGAGTATATCTGAAGTATCAGATTACTGCGGCAGATATTACTAGGGCTAGATCAGACAATTCCTTATCATCTGTAACAGATGTTGATGGTACTACTTCAGCAGTCTGGAAAGAACAGAAGAACTATATCCCTGTTCCAACCACAGTAATGTCTGTGGTAAAAGTATTTCCCTTTACAGATAAGGGTGCTATGAGTATGTTTGACGTTAAGTATCAGATGAGACTGAATGACTTACAAGACTTTAGTTCTACCTCAATGATAAACTATGAAATGACAATGCAGCATCTTGATTTCCTAGATCATATACTCACAGGTGATACTGCAATTCGTCACAACCAACATCAGAATAGATTGTACATTGATATGGATTGGCAAGTTGATGTTACTGCTGACCACTACATTGTCATTGAATGTTATCGTAAATTAGACCCAGCAACATTTGTTGATGTATGGGATGATATATTCTTAAAGAGATATGCAACACAGTTGATTAAACAACAGTGGGGCGCAAACCTTTCTAAGTTTCAAGGTATCCAAATGTTGGGTGGAGTTGCACTAAATGGTGAACAGATATACACTCAAGCACAAGAAGAGATCAATAAACTAGAAGAACAAATACAACTTGCGTATGAGTTGCCACCAATGCATATGATAGGGTAACGTAATGCCAACTAATGTTTATTTTGATACAGGAACAAGACCAGAACAACATCTCTATGAAGATTTAATCATAGAGCAGTTGCGTATCTATGGTCAGGATGTTTATTATATTCCTCGTAACATGGTATCAGAAGATAGCTTATTTGGAGAAGACACTCTTTCTAAATTTGAGGACGCATATCTCATAGAGATGTATGTTGATAATGCAGATGGGTATGAGGGTGAAAAAGAACTCATGTCTAAGTTTGGTTTGGACATACAAGATGACGCAACCTTCACAGTATCTAGAAGACGTTGGGAACAGTTCGTATCAGTAGATAATAACATTATTGTAAATCTACGTCCGAATGAAGGAGACTTAGTATTCTGGCCTAAAGGTAACAAGTTATTTGAGATTACCTTTGTAGACCATGACGACCCGTTTTACCAAGTTCACAATCTACCTACATATAAGTTGAAGTGCAAATCATTTGAATATGGTTCTGAACAGATTGACACTGGTATTGCTGCAATAGATTCTATTGAAGATGATAATAGTTTAGATCAACTTTCTCACCAGACTTCTCTTGAACAAACAGGAACATTTAATGAGAATGTCAGTTTAGAAGACGGAACTCTATTAATGCAAGAAGATGGTTCGACAGGTGCTGGACTTGGAGATAACATTATATCTGAGGACGAAACACATGGCGGATATATACAGGCTGAAAACGCAGTACAGGGTGCAGTTGCATCATATATAATACAAGAAACTTATAAAGTTGACACTATTGACGAAAACGCTATGAACGATTTCTTCGATACCGCTGAAGACTCAATATTGGACTTCTCCGAATCTAATCCATTCGGGGATGCAGGGAAATAAATTATGATTGGAAATTACTTTTATAACAATTCAACACGAAATGTCGTAGTTGGATTTGGTTCGATTTTTAACGACATCCAACTCGCTAAGAAAGATAATGCAGGCAACATTGCACAAACAATGAAAGTGCCTCTTGCATATGGCCCGAAGGCGAAATGGTTGGCACGATTAAGGGAAGACCCTGCTCTCAATAAAAAGGTTGCAGTAACACTACCTCGTATTGGTTTTGAGATTAGTGGATTGACTTATGATGCCACAAGAAAACTCAATAAGTCTATCAAAGTTAAGAAGGCTTCGAATGGTACAAATGATGAACAGATTAAGTCTGGATTCATGCCTGTTCCTTATAACGTAGACTTTGAACTTTTCATTATGAGTAAGAACTCAGATGATGCTCTACAGATTGTAGAACAGATTCTACCATACTTTCAACCAGAGTATACAGTTACATTAAAGGAGTCTGTTGAACTAGATATTATCAGAGACATTCCTGTTGTACTGAACTCTATTAATTATGAAGATGACTATGAGGGTGACTTTGGAACTCGTAGGGCAATTATCTACACATTAAACTTTACTGCAAAGTATTACCTATACGGCCCAGTAACTTCATCTGGTATCATTCGTTCTGTACAAGTCGATCAGTACACAGACGTAGAAGTTAATGCACCGAAGAGAGAACAGAGATATTCTGCTACACCAAAACCAGCAGATGTTTCTCCGAGTAATTGGGATGCAGATGACGGGGATTTCGGATTCAATGAAACCTCTTCTTTCTTCGAAGATGCTAAAACTTATAACCCGACCACTGGTCAGGACGAATAAATAATATAAAGAATTTAGGGAATAAAAAATGGCCATTAGAAAAATAGTATCAAGAAGTATAGGCGTTGACGTTATCGTAGCAAGTGATATTGCAACAGGCGCTATAGGAATTGGTGAGATTGCAAACGATGCAGTCACAGCAGACAAACTCGCAGACTCAGTTAATGCATCTATTGCTGCAAAGGCAGAAGTAATTAAATCTAGTTCAGCGCCTTCAAGCCCTGCTGTTGGTGATATGTGGTTCGATACTACTTCTGGCGTTAATGCTATGAAAGTTTATAACGGCACTGCTTGGAAAGGAATGAGTGCCTTTCCTTTTGCTGCTACGGGTGGAGCGATTACCACAGTCGGTGGTTATAAGATTCACACCTTTACATCGTCAGGTACATTTACCGCTAATCAAGATGTCACTGTTGAATATTTAGTTATAGCTGGTGGTGGTTCAGGTGGAGGGGGCCAAACTTTCGCAGGAGGTGGAGGTGGTGCTGGTGGCTTTAGAACAGCCAGCCTTGATGTAACAGATAGTGCTATCACTGTCACTGTCGGTGCTGGAGGCGCAGCAGCAGGAGCAAGTACCACAGGGATTGATGGGGGTGACTCTGTATTCTCCACAATTACTTCCGTAGGTGGGGGCGGTGGTGGTAGACAATCAGTCAGTGCAGGACGAGTAGGTGGTTCAGGTGGTGGCGGTACTTACAATGGTGGTTCTGGCGGTGCTGCAACAGCAGGGCAAGGAAACGCTGGTGGTTCTAACGTCAGTACTTATGGAGTAGGCTCTGGTGGCGGTGGTGCTGGCGGTGCTGGTGCAAACAACTCAACAGCAAACTCAGGTGCTGGCGGTGCTGGATTAGCTAATAGTTTTTCTGGTTCAAGTGTCACATATGCTGGTGGTGGAGGCGGTGGTACAGAAGCTAGCAGGACATTGGCAGCAGGTGGTTCGGGCGGTGGTGGTCGTGGTGGTAATGCTGGTACTGGCGCGAATGCTGCTACGGCTAATACAGGCTCTGGTGGTGGCGGTGCCGGTGCTGGCAACCAAACAAGTGGTGCTGGTGGTTCTGGTATCGTAATCGTAAGGTACGCAGCATAAGTAATAATATGAGATATGGAAATTAAATGTCAACACAAACTGAAATCTTAGATAATGTACTTGGTGTAACAGATGTTATTGGAGCAACTACTAGAGAGGTAACAATACCTCGACCCGTTCTTGTTCCAAAAACAGATGAACAGGACGTTGAC